AATAATTCCAGCGGGCAGGTGTCGGCGTTCCAGAGCTGGCGAATCGGAACCGGGATATTCTCCAGTTCGGCACAGGCGCGTGCTGCGGCCACTTCCAGCACCGACGAACCGACAGGGAGTAAGCGGTCAGTCATCCGTACCCCCAACCGTGATAGTGCTGCCGGTGCAATAGGCGGCTTGGGTTTTATCCAGCACCACGTCGGCCAAAGGGGCATTAATCACCGCCCGCTGTACCCCCTCAACATGCAGCGCGGCATACAGCGCCGACAGGCGAATATCACGGCCGAGGCGGCGCTGTGCGGTGACAAAGGCAGTCAGTTTTTTCTCGGCGGCCACGCGCACCGGTTCCGCTTCTGGCCCCGGATGCAGGTAGAGCACGGCGTCAATCTCATAGTCTTCAATACGGGCAGATTGCACCGTCACCCGGTCAGCCACCGGCCGCGTGTTCTCATCATTCAGCGCGGCTTCCACTACTGCCAACAGCTCGGCCGAGGCTTCGCCGTTACCCTCGCGTGATAGCACTGTAACCGTGACACAGGCAGGTGTCGGGCTGATTGCCGAGGCATCGGACACCCGGCCGTCAGCAGTTTTGGCATGGTACTCATATGCACCCGTTGGCCCGGCGACACTCAAGCCCTCAAAGGCTTGCGGGATACGTACCCGGAAATCACTGTCAGATTCCATCACTGCCTCAATCGGTGGAATCGCGGTGGGGTCAGCCGGGGTGATCACCAATCGCTCAACATTGTTATTTGCGCCGAGCTGGTCTAAGTCACTGCCGACGGCATAAGCCACCATCACCGCGCGGGCCGCATCATTGACGCGCTGGCGTAATATCACCTCGCGATAGGCGTTTTCCTGTAGCAGCTTGACCAGCGGCTCAGACTCCAGCGATAAAGTGCGGGCCACGGCGGCGCGCTGTTCTTCTGGATACAGAGAAATCAGCGTGGCTTTGCGCTCGGCCAGCAGGGTTTCATAATCCAGCTCTTCCACCACAAACGGCGGTGGTAACAGGCTAAGGTCAATGGTTGCCATAGATTCAGCTCACAGGAATGGTTAATGAAAGCGGAGCCGCGCTATCGCTGCGGGTGCCAGTGATATCGACTACCATTTTTCCGTCAAAGGTGGTTTCAAAGGTGATGCCGGTCAGCTTGACCCTCGGCTCCCAGCGCAGAATGGCACTGTAACTGGCGGCCATAATTTGCAGGCGCAGGGCTGGATTTTGCGGCTGGTCAATCAGCTCCGATAGCAGCGAACCATAAGCGCGGCGCATCACCCGCGAACCCACCGGTGTAATCAGAATATCAGCGATTGACTGGCTGATATGGTCAGCGTCGGTAATGGTCTGCCCGGCGTTGCGGCTCATGCCGAGATATTTGGCTGTTGTCATTGAATCCCCTCCGTGTAACTACCGCCGCGCTGCACTCCGCCGTGGTCATGGTCGTCAACCACCACGCCATTGGATGAGAACGAACCGCCGGAATGTTCAATGTTGCCGCTCATCTTGCCGCCTTTGGTTACGTTCAGCGTGGCGGTGGTCAGGTTGTGGGTGCATTCCACTTCTGGGGTGTCTAAAAGGATTTTCACCGAGGCGGTACAGGTGATATTGGGGGCGGTGGCAGTTATCGATTCACTAGCATTAATAACCGCCGTTGTGATGCCATCAGCCAGCAACTCGCCGCTATCCGGTTCATAGTGCAGCGTTGCACCGTCAGGAAAAGTGATATACAGACCATTCGCCGAGGCCGACGGTGGCGGGAAGTCATCCGAGAAAATAGCGGGCAACACAAAGGCGGTATCCAATTCGCCGCCGAGAGACAATATTAATACTTGCTCCCCCTTGGACGGTGCCCACCATGATCGCGATTGACCGGCGCGCAGCGTCAGCCAGTTAAGCCAGCCGGTGGTATTGTCTCCCGTCGCCACACGGCACAGGGCTTGGTCGAGATCGACCTCAGCCACCGTACCAATACGGATAAGGTTGCGCAGCAGGCGCAGAATTTCTGTGATTTGGGTTTGAGTGTTCATGGGGTACAGATTGAGGGAGGAAGGGGTGCAGAACAATAAAGCAGTGGTGTATGGTCAACTACACAACATATTTAAGCGTTCCTTAAGCTATATCTCAGAAACCTTTCATTTATTAAGGTAAGTTTATTTTAAGAATTTAAATTTATATGAAAAAGTAATTATTAGCATATTAACTATCACTTATGTAAATGGAGTTTTATAATGGCGAAAGCACCAAAAATAGAATTGGTCTCACTAGTTACTGAAAATGATAACGTTTCTAGACCCAGATTACATAAATTAATAATTAAGAACTTCCGTTCAATTGGCAGTAATCCAGTAGATATAGAGTTAGATGATATAGTTGTATTAGTGGGGCCTAATAATGCAGGTAAAAGTAGTATATTAAGAGCATATGAAACAGTAATGATGCAGGGTTCTAAAGAAGGGAGGTTATCAATTCATGACTTTCCTAATGGGATAGTTGATGCCAATAATTTACCAGAAATAGAACTGCAAACTATAGTATATAATAAGGCTCCCGGTGATAAATGGATTAAGGTTACTGATAAAGGAGAACTCCTTATTCGAGAATTGTGGAAATGGGATAGTCCAAATAAAGACCCTGTAAGACAAGGTTTCAATGTTGATAACGATTCATGGGATGACCAAGTTCCATGGGGTGCTCCAAATGTGGCAAATTCGCGAAGGCCACGACCACATAGAATCGATGCTTTTGCCTCCCCTGATGAGCAAACCAAAGATATAACAAAACTAATAACGGATTTATTGAAAACAAAGTTAGCTAGTTTCAAATCAGACCCGCATCAGGAGAAATCTGATTATGAAGTTATATTAGAAAATATAAAAAAATTGCAAACCAATGCAGTGAGTTCAACGGAAAAAGAAATACAACAGATAGAGGATAATATTTCATTCTATTTAAGTAAGTTGTTTCCAAATCATAAAGTAAAATTTGATGCAAAGCCTGAGACGGATTTAGATAAAGCTTACACCCCATTTAAAACTAATGCTGATTTACTTATGGGGCCAACTGATGGATACTTTTCTACAATTGAAAATCAAGGTAGTGGAGCACGTAGGACAATATTATGGGCTACATTAAAGTATTTATCGGAAAGCGCAGATGAAGAGGGGGCGCGTCCTCATGTACTGTTACTAGACGAGCCTGAGATCTGTCTACATCCATCTGCTATTCGTGAAGCAAGACAAGTTTTATATGACCTCCCTAAATCGGGTAATTGGCAAGTTATGATTACTTCTCACTCCCCTATATTTATTGATTTATCTAAAAACAACACGACTATAATTCGTGTGTATAGGGGAGATGATTCTAAAGTTCAATCTACAACTCTATATAGACCATCTAGAGCAAAACTAGATGATGAAGATAGAAAAAACATGAAGCTGTTAAATATATGTGACCCATATATGCATGAGTTCTTTTTTGGTGGTCGTCAAGTTGTTGTTGAAGGGGATACAGAGTACACGGCTTTTTCTTACTTAAAGGAAATATATCCTGATGAGTATAGAGATCTGCATGTTATAAGAGCTAGAGGGAAAGGGATTATACCTTCAGTTGCTAAAGTGTTAATACAGTTTTCAAAATCATTTTCTATTCTTCATGATACAGATACACCGATAACATCCGCAAGGAAAGGAAATCCTGCATGGGGTATGAATAATACTATTGCAAAAGTTCTTGAGCTTGAAGGAGCAAAAGACAACATTAATCTTGTTGCATGTAAAACTTGTTTTGAAACTGCATTATTTGGATATGAAGTTAAAAGTGACAAGCCTTATAATACACTAGTTGAACTTAGGACTAATCCAGCAACTTTAGGAAAGGTAAAAGAATTATTAGATTATCTGCTGGATATTAAAAAGCCAATTCCTGCTAACTGTATTAACTGGAGAGATATAGCAGAATTAGCATGATATCTAACTCAGTGGGTAGGCTCTAACCTACCCATTTATTTAAGTAAGATATTATGTCATCTTGAATATTACCTTTATCCAACTGACTGAACCCCAATAACGGCCGCTCGTCATACTGCACATCTTTGCTGTGCACGTTCGGGCGGTCACGCAGGCCAAAATGATGCACTCGCGCCATCCGTTCTACGCGCCCGGTAAATTCGACCACCGCCTCATCGGGGCTGCTGTCAGCTTTCATATAGCGCGCGGTGCGTAACTTGGCGAACATTTCCTGTTTAATGCGGCCCTTGAGTTTACGCAGTGGTTGAGATTTACGCGCAGCATACGGAGTGCCGTCGGGCGCTTGCTGGCGTTTAATGCGCTGTTGCTGGCTGGCCCGTAGGCGTTTAGCAACCGTCACCGCCAGCGCTTTACGGGCTTTGGGCGTGAGACTGGCGATCAGTCCGGCCAGTGCATCATCAAAGGGTTTTAGCTCATTCATGGGATCACTTCGCCGTTAAAGTAGATGGCTGTTGGCCGTGTTGCTGCTCCCGGCCAAGTCGGCTCCAGCGCATGGTTAACATGCAATGCACCATCAACCTCTTTTACAATCACCCGCTCAGTCAGTTGCAGGTCGATACGGATATCACTTAACACATCGCTAATCACATCGACCTTATGAATAAAGCCGGTGCGGCGCTTTTCTTCTGTCGCCATGATGTCCGGTTGATGCTCGCGCAGCCATGCCAAAATCGGTACAAAGAGATAATCCACATCACTGGGAAAATCCTCAATAAACAGTGTCAGCGTATATTGATTTTCAAAAGACAGCGACGGGGCCAGCGTCGAGACAATGCGCCCGCCATCAACAAACATTTTCAGTTTATCCGGGTTAGTCTGCAACAGTGTCAGACTGTCGGTTAAGGCTTGGCGTAGCAGTTTGGGTTTTAACATGGTGTTGTTCCTGACACTGTTTCACGGCTTCCACTTGCAGCCCGCAGGCCACCAGTGCGGTCTCTAACTGGCGAATATCGGCACTTAAGTCACCGTTAACCGCCGGGTTGCTGCCCGGCAGCGGGCAACTGCTCACTGTCGGACAGCCAACGTAAATAATCGTTGGGGTTGGCGAACGCGGGGCGCTGGTGCAGCCGGATAACGTCAGCAGGCAAAGCAGTAGTAAACCAATCACGCAAGACTTTATTTTCATTAAGTAACCTTTGAATTTTCTGTTCACGGGACAATGACAAGGTGCTGGCGTGGCTCAGTGATTGCCGTAATGCCCGCTCATTGTCTGCCTGTTGCCGGGCCTCATCTTGCAAGCGGGTGATCACGTTGTCCCGGCTCTCAATCCCGGCGGATAAGGTGCTAATCTCAGTCTTGGCGCTGTCTAACTCTTTTTTCAGGCTATGGGCGTGCCACGCCAGTAAACCCATCATCAAAACCCATACCCATAACAGAATTAATATGCGCATATCAGACCCCGCTCAGGCAGTGTGTTTGTTCAGTGGTGCGGCGGCGTTCTAGCCCTTTGGTTTTCACGCCATTGACGTACACCCAGCGCGGTAACTGATTGCAGGCGCTGCGCCAGTCGCCCTTGTTGATATAAAAGGCCAGCGTCGAGCGACAGGCCGCGCCGGTGCCGACGTTAAAGGCAAACGACACCACCGAGTCATACACCGGTTGCGGCATGGCAACCGGCATACAGACGGCGATTGCCCGTTCAACCCGCTGCACATCAGTGACTAGATTGACCGCCACCTGTCGTTCACTGATCACACTGCCCGGCTTAACCCCGGACGTGTGACCGATGCCATTTGTCCAAACGTTGGCGCTGCATTGGTAGGCGTTGAGCTGGCACCCCTCATAATCGGCAATCAGTTTTAGCCCAGCGGCCGATGTTTTGAGCGTCTGGTAGTTTGGTAAGGTGGCGGCCAGCGCCAAAATGACCCCGACCAGACAGCGCTTAACGATTGAGGACATCAAACACCTCCTCTCGGATACCCAACTCCTTGAGCAACAGATAACTTTTGCGTCGGTAATACCAGTTGATGATGCAAGTCGTTATCGCGGCAGCCGTCGCCACATAAAACGCCATATCCTGTGGACTCAATGCACCAATAAAAACCAAGATGACAGTGAGTAAATGCGCTAGCCGGGTAATAAATTCTTCCATTTTCAATCCCATAATTGAACGGTTTCACGTTGGGCCGCCGGGGCCATATCGGGCAACTGCACCGGATAGCCATGGGGTAGAATGGCCCCCAGTTCCGACAGCCCCGGATTTGCGTCATAGACTTGCTCCAGCACATCCTGTGTGCGGCCATAATGTCGCCAGCACAGTGCGTCGAGCGTGTCGCCTTGCAACGCGTTGACCTGCATCAGATAAGGCCAATAATGCTGTGAGACTTCCCGGCAATGTTGCGAATGCTAATCCGCGCATCACGCCACAGCTCATCAACGGTGCTTTCAATGGCTTCCGCGCGTTT